ACTTCCTAATCCTAATTTAAAATTACAAGTCCCTGTTGCTGAGCTTTTAATCGTTCTGTTCTCAGGGTTCATAACAAAACGAAGTTGTGGTACAAACACATTAGTTAAATCAATAGCAGCATATTTTACACCTTGCGTGCTTTGATCAACATTAGCAATAACTGTACTAATAGTGGTAAAGTTTCCTGCTCCATCACCACCTTGAATAATAAGACTGACAGCATCTCCACCTGTGGAATCAAAAGCAGCTACAATTTCTACGCCGCCTACTAAAATTTTATTCTCAAGTCCACTAACAGTTATAACATTGCTAGCTAAAGCTCCGGTTGAGGTAGCCATTCCAATAGTATCGGCTGTTTTTCTTAAGTTATAATTACCGTCAAAAGCTAAGTTTTGATTAGCCGTAAAAGTAGAAACTTTTGAAAAAGCCGAAGCATTATTAGATCCGGCACTATCTAAAGTAAAAGTATCAGCTGCACTAGGCATCGGAACCTCCCATCATTCCTTGTAACTGAGCCATCATCTCAGGATTTTGTAAAAGCTCTTGAATGTTTTGACCTCCAGTTTGTTGGATATCTTGAACACCAGCCTCTGTAGCCACGTTAGAAGCAACATCAGTCATTGCCTGTTGAGCTGTTTGTTGCTGCTGCATCTTTTGTTGCATAACCATCTTAGCTTCTTCCATCTTCATCTGTTGTTGTTGCACATCTTCTTCAGATTTAATCCAGTTGTTAGAATCAAAACCAATAGCAGTAACAAGTTGTTTAGCATATTCATCCCACTTAAATAACCTAAGGGATTCTTCAGGAAGATTTCTAACCATCTCACCCATTTGCATAAGCTTTTGTAAGTCAGTATCTCTTGATAAAGCTTGAAGACCTGTTACAATTTCAACAGATAAGATACCATCTTCACTAAATTGTTTAGTCAATCTTTCATCAATCTCTTTATTTTGTAACATAAGATAAACAGTTCTATTAATAATAGGAACCATAAGATCTCTAGAGATAGCGGAGTATGCACCACCTAATACAGTCTCAAGTTCAGAGCCAATCATTCTAACAGCAGTAGCAGTAACACGTTCGCCCTTTGGAATAGCGGAACCAGACAAGAGAAAGGCATTGCCTACTTCTCTTCTCATAATTTCTACACCCTGTTGCGTAGCTTGAATCTGAGAGTTCATGGTATTTGCAGGACTAATAGTATAAACATCTTCTTGCCTAGCAGCAACAAAAGAACCATTACCAGCTCCTGCAATGTCATCAAGTTCTGTAATACCAGCGGGGTTAATACCAATCCAGAAAGCGGAGCCTGCTGCTACACCCTCTAAAAGACTTTCGGTAAAAGACTCAAGCGTAGAAATATCTCCAATGATATCTTCACAATGTGATCTACCATAGTTCTCACCTGCTACAGCACACCAACGAAGAGCAATGTATGGATTTACCTTATACTTACCAGAGTCAACAACGTTACCGTCACCATCTTCTCTAGTATAAGACCACTCCTCTTGATCAGGATCTTTTGCTACTCGAACATACTCAATAGAGTACCCCGCTTTTTCTCCATGGTATCCATGTGTATACGGATGATGGTTAACAGCATGTTCATTTGATACTGGAATATATTCAATATGAATAATCTCTGTAACATCTCCTTCAACAGTACGCCTACAAACATACTGATCAGATCTAATAATTCTAAATGTCATATCATCTTCTTGAATAACCAATACATCTCCAACAACAATCAAATGTTGAAGCATAGTAAAGATACTTTCTCTTAGATTCTTAGTTGAAAGTTTGTTATGCACTTGGTATGAAAGACTTTCTAAAAAGTTGTTTACTTCTGAAGTAGGTTCCATACCCGTCTTCATTTCAAATCTAAAGAAGGGAGCGTCATTCAAAGGAAGCATAGCAGATAAAATTCTACTAGCCATATTCATAACACCCCTTGCTGATACGGAAGAATAAGGCTGTGGCAGTTGATCATCTTCTGTATATCCCTCAGGAGGTAAGAGTGAAGGGATTGTTAAAGAAGCGCATCGTCTTGCTCTTTCAAGTTTGGTTGTTCTTTGAGCATCCAAAGCTTGCCAGCGTTCAGCGATTGTTTTTTCTTCCATAGTTTATTCCTTACATAGGGTACTGGTCTTCGTTAGACACATTGTTTTGCCCTTCTGCAAGAGCATTATAAAAATCAATCATTAAAGGATTATTATCTCGTTCGTTGATGGAAGACTCAGCTTCAGCAATAGCCATTTCTTCTTGTTCTCTAATTCTTCTGAGTCGATCTTCTTCTTCTTTTTGGATTCTTTCTTGCTCTCGTCTTTCTCGCTTCATTCTGTTTTCTTCTTCGATGCGTAATTCTTCCTGTCTCTTCTGATACATCTTCTCTTGCATTTCCATTTGTTCTTTTTGCATCTGTCTCATCAACATCATTTGACCACCTGAGTCAGGCATTTCAATCTTTGGCATTTTTGGAGAACCCATAACTTAACTCCTTACCTTGGTCTTTGCATACTTGGAGCACCTTTAGAACCAAATCCCTTAGGAGTAGTTCTAGTAGCAGATGCAAGTCGAGATCTCATTTGTTGGGCAGAATCAGGACCAGCTTCAGCAGCAGCGGCTCCTGCACCTCTAGCCTCTGCTAATAACTGAGCAGCAACACTGTTTGCTTGTGCTGCACGATCAGCAACAATACCAGCTTGTCTAATTTTCTTTTCATTAGATGCTCTAGTTTGTAAAGTTTTCTTTCTATTTGCTGCTGCCTGTGCTTTGAACTCTGCTTGAGCAGCTTCTGCTTCAGCCTCCATTTTACCAGTAACTTCGTCATACTCTGCTTGTGCTCGTTCAATAGCATCCATTTGTTTGTTCATTTCTCTTTCTGCACTATAAGGATTATATGCAGGATTATCTAAACCAAGAACATTGTCAGCAACACGACCAACCTCTTTAACAACTTTCTTAACAGCTTTTTTAATTTTATCATGGACAAAAAATTCTGATGCTCCTGTTTGAGGATTAATAGAATTATCTCCGTGACCTGCAACATATTGTGCAGGATTAAGTCCCATGTTTTCAAAAGCATTAGAAAGTGATTTTCTTAAAGTAGGAAACTCATTAAGAACTTCTACAGGGACAACAACTTCGCCGCCTGTTAAGTGAGCAATTACATTATCGCCGCCCCTACCTTTTGCTGCCATTTTATCAGCGGTTTCTTTCATACTTACCTCCCTGTTTTTTGTAAGTCTCAATTAATTTATTTAAAACATCACGTTGTCCTCCCCTGAAGATCCAGTCCTCCTTTGTAGAAGAAGGTGAATACTCCAGAGGAGGATACATTTTTTCAAGAGTCTTTAGAAGTAGTTCGTCTATTGGGGGAAACTTTAACTCGTTGTTGGAGTTCATTAACTTTCTCATTTAACTCTTCAATCCTTTTTGTAAGCGTTCCCAAGTATGTAATAAGCTCATGGGTTTCAATTTTTAAACCAAGCTTCATTTTATTTTCAATAGAATTTAACATCATACCTCCGTTACTTCACATGACCCACCAGTACATGCAAGGGTCTGTGAACTCTTTGTATTGTCTTCCTTTTCAAACTCAGATAACTTATTAAAGTTTACGAAAGGAATCTTATCAGCCAACATGTTATACCCAACTTCATCAATCTCTTCAAAGGGAGCCTGCTCATACACATGATCTACCTTAGGAAGAAATGAGATACCTTGGATATCATCGAAGTTATTCCAAACCCATGAGCCAATCTCTAAGAACTCATCGTCAGAATAGTTAACAGTAATAGATGGATTGTGTTCGCACCAGTGGTTTCGCCACACTCTCCATAATTCTAAATGTTCTAATGCCGTGACCTCTTCGGCAACCTTAGCATTTTTCGAAGATTGCATGGGAAAAGAGAAGACCACAGTATGATCAGGGTTAAGAACACAGTCTTCATGAGGAACTCCTTGGTCTTTGAGCATATGATAAATAGGATCTTTCTTGTCGATTCTCACACGACGAATGTAATGTCTTGAGAATCTAGGGTGAATACCAGAGGAGGTATCGCACAAACAAGATACGGTTCCGCTAGGCTTGACGCAAGTAATAGCAGCCGATGGATTGATACCAATCTTATCTGCCCAGATCTTATTAGTCTTTCTAGCATAATCTCTCCACTTATTTAAACGACCAGCAAGAACTTGCAATCCCTCTTTACCCCAAGTAATAGGGTTGTCATAAATACCGGTAAATGAAACACCAAGCAATCTTTCTTCTTCTACATTCTTTTTCCACTCGTCAGATAAGAAAGGGAAGTTGGTAAAGGAAGACTGTAACGTACCAAGAATTGTAGCCGCTTCAATCTTTCTTTTGATATCACTGATCTTATCATCTGGTTTAACAATAACCTCAGTTAAGTTACAGAATTGATTAGGTCTAAGCAAAATCTCAGCACAGGGGTTCAGTCCATAATTAACAGACGAATCTCTACCCAACCAGTCGCATTGTTCTTTAGCACCATTACGATTAAAGATACCACGTTCACCTGAACGAGAATCATATAGGCTTTGCCATTCATCTACGAACTCACCAAATGATGGTCGCCCGTTATACACAGCAGAGTTATTAGCAAGGGACCGATAATTAGATCCCTCCCACCAAGATCCACTCTTACATTTAGCCATCTCTTTATTTGAAAGATCAGACAAAGAGATCATCGCAGATCTTCTAACGCCACCTACTACAATAGATTGTGCAATCACACAGCAAATATCGTG